GTGTCGCCTTCCTCCAGATACACCGGAGTCGAGTCCTTCATAAACGCTTCATAGGCGGCGAGGGCCGGAATCGTGATCGCTTTTGCCAGGTAGTAATCCGTACCCGAGCGAGTGATATACAGGTCGAAAGCGACGTTGACTGATGCGCCTTCGGTGTTGGCGGCGAGAACGCCGGACAACTTCAAGACCTTGCCAGACGAACCAGCATTAGCCAGCACGGAAGTGGCGGTGCTGTTTGCCAGCTTGACCAGGGCGGTCTTGCCGTAGATCGCAGATGCGTTGATGATGTTGGGTGCGGCCATTGTGTGTCCTTATCCGAAAACGAGGGTCATTGCGATTGCTTTGCCTACCGTTGCCCCGTTTGACGGGAATGACGAGTAGGACAGGCTAGTCCAGGCTGTCGTGCCGTCGCCGATTTTGTAGTAGGCGGTGTCTGTCTCGACGCCCATTTCGCCTTGGGCGAGGGTCGGGTTTGACGACGTCCAGTTGGCGGCCGTATCTCGGCGTAGTTGAATTTGGACTGCCATTAGGCTGAACCTCCGTCGATTGCTGTGATGCCTCCGTAGTTGGACGATGCCGTACCGCCATCTAGGTTAGGCGATCCACCTGCCCCACCGGAGACAGTCGCTGGCACGAATTTGACGCCGTTGTATTGGAGCACCTGGCTTGACGTGGCGCCGGTCGGGTCAATCTCGATGCTGTCGACGGTCAATGTTGACGCCGAGATGGAGGTGGTGGCCGAAATGCTGTTGGCCGACAGGGCGTTGGTAATGGTGGCAGCTGCCAGGAAAGCGGTGCTGGTGGTGGTGATTTCGGCAAACGTCGGGCTGCTGGTTGTGGCGACCGCCTGGCCAATTGCGACCGTCGGCGTAGAGCCTTCTCCGGTTCCCCCGGTGACTGTTACGCCGGTGCCCCCGGTGACTGTCTGGACATAGTCGCCGGTGGTTTTGGTGCCGAGGGCAATGCTGTCGTTGCCGATGGCGGTTGACGGGACGGTGCCGCTCGACAGGTTTGAGGCGTTTAGGGCGGTCAGGCCGGAGCCGTCGCCGTAGAAAACACCGGCTGTGCTGGTGATGTCGCCTGGGATGCTGATGGCGTTGGGGACGTCGTTGGTGCGTCCGGCGCCTTGGACCAGGATTTCGCCGGTGCTGTTGTCGGAACGGATGACTCGGCCAATTTTCTGGACAAGGTCTGTCGACGCTGTTGGGCGAGTAGAGGTCAAGCCACCGCCGGGTGCGACATAAAGGGGGGTGTTAACTGGGTAGGCCAGGGTGTTGAGTCCACCGGCGACGCCGACGATGATGGCGTGGCCTTCGCCGTTGTGGGCGAGCTGAGTGGACAGGATTCCAAGAGACGGCATTGTGGCGGCCGTAGAAGCGTTCGATGCCGACACTTCAGTAGCCCCGGAAGCTCCGACTGAGCCTGTGGCATAAACGGGCGATCCGGCATTAATTGTGACACCGGACGTGTTTTTGACGTGCAGGTAGACCGGGCCTGCCAGCTCGCCGTGAATGTGGCCTGCCTCGAGCACGCCGGTGATCGTGACGTCTCCGTCGAGAAGGCTGTTGCCGGTCACCTCGAGGGGAACGGTGGGGGTGACGTTGTTGATTCCGACCCGGTTGTTGGTGGAGTCGACGTAGAGCACGCCAGAATCGACGTTGAGGCCCGCAAAGGCGACGGTGGCGCTGGTTGCTACGTCCTGGCCGATAGCGACGCTGGGGGTTGATCCTTCGCCTGTCCCGCCGGTGACGGTGACGCCAGTGCCGCCCGAGACGGATTCGACGTAGTCGCCTGAGGTTTCGGTGCCGAGCGTGACATTGATCGTGGCCCAGGCAACGCCTTCGGTTTGGGTGCTGTCGGCGGTCAGGACTTTGCCGTCGGTGCCAATGCCGAGCCGGGCGGGGGTGTCGTCGGCGGTGCCAACGATCAGATCGCCCTTAGCGTCAATGATGTTTCTGTTGATTGAGTTTGGGTCGGTGGAAGACGACCAGACCAAACCGGTGCCGGTTGACGAGTCGGCGACCAGCACTTGGCCGTCAGTGCCAACTGGCAACCTGGTCAGGGTGTCAGCGCCGGTTCCGGCAAGCAGGTCACCTTTGGCGTCGACAACGGTCGTGGTGGGATCGAGGGTCCATTTGACGCCGTAGGGTGCGGTGGAGTCGGCCACGAGCACCTGGCCATCGGAGCCGACAGCCAGCTTGGCGGGTGTATCGGCAGCTGATGCAACGACAAGGTCGCCTTTAGCGTCGAGAATTGTCTTGTTAATGGCGTTTGGGTCGGTTTCCTCAAACGGCGCCTGAGAGACAGTAGGCTGGGCTAACGAGGGGGGAATTGTCATGCCTTGCCTCCTTTCAGGTCTTGATGATCCAGTTTAGTGCGATGTACGGCTGGAGGTTGTTGTGTGCGTTGCCGGAGCCTGCATTGTTTATGTTCAGCGTGTGGCTATGTGAAGTGCTTGTTCCTGTGTTACCTGCGCTTGTAACTGGCGGGTTGCCGGAATTGGCGAACAAGCTGTTTCCGGCACCGAGTGTCAGGGCGGCTCCGGTACTCATCGGATGCTCGTGTGAGCCACCGGAAATAGAGCCGGTGTGGTCGTGGCTTGGCATTTCACTTTCGGTCAACGTGTGGGTTTTGGCGCCACCTGTTTCGCCAAGCACGTTGAAGTCGCTGTCCGAGGCGTCGCGGCCGACGATGACTCGGCCCTTGATGTTTGGCAATCGAAAGTTGCCAATCCCTTCGCCACCTGTGTTGTAGGTGCCTAAAACGACGGCATACAGGTTTGCGTAGGTAACTTGAGAAACGACTGATCCGTCGCAGATCAACCAGCCGGTCGGAGCTGTCGCCCCAGCAAAGGCCGTGAGCGATCCTGACGGGCTGGACCCGGACCCGCCGCCGCCCAATGTTGACAGGTACAGCTCAAGTTCCTGGTCGCGGTTCTCGAGCAGGTCACGGACTTTAGGGTCCAATTCGGGCATATCGGCGCCACGGAACGTGTATTCAAACGCCATGTCAGTCCTCGCAGACTGCAATTACACGCCGGATGCGACAGCCCTGCCAGGTGATTTCAGGGTAAAAGCCGTACCCTCGGATGGCGTCGTCGGTGCGGAATCGGTGCAGGACTCGAGAACCATTTGCAATACTGTTTGTAATGGCTGTGGTGTAGGTCTGTGTTGACGAGGCCAGTGACGGGGTTTGCAGGACGGTGTAGTCCACGGCTCCGACAGGCTTGATCGTTACCGCTACCGTAGCGTTTCCGCTTAACTCAAACGGCCGGTCTTGATAGTCGTCATAAACCGCTTCCACCAGTACCTCTCGAACGACCATTGGCCGCTCATGCCAGTATTCGGACAACTGGACACTTGCTGAAGCAGGTTGGGTCGTTCCCAGTATTGCGGCTGGATAGTTGCGTGCATGGCCGATGACGTGGACTTCGACGCTTAGCCCGCTTGTCATCGTTGCTGCGATGGTGTCGTATTGTGAACCAACAGCAATAAGTAGCGGGTTGCAAATGTATGACTGATTTCGGTACCCCAAACCCGGGTTGACTGCGGTGCTAATTAGCCGCGCAAAAGTCAGGTCAGATTTCCTGATGTAAATAGCGCCGTTGGAAATCATGATGGCGACGTTGCCGCCTTCAATGACGTTTAGGTCAATTTTGTCAGGGAATGACGAGTTTAGGTCCTCAAGGCCCAGGCGAACCACTTCTGTGGTTGTTGCGCCCAAGAGTTCGTAAATTCGGCCGTCGTGGAAATAGGGAGGCGATGCTTCTCCTGCAAAGTAGATCGATCGACCTGATGCTTTGGCCTCAACCATTCCTGGAAGCAGTTCGTTGGGTGGGGCGATGAGCTGGATATTGAGCGATGATCCGAAAACGCCGGTTGCCGAAAAAACACCTTCGCTTGTAATGACCAGAACGTCATTAGATCGTGGGATGACGTTTGCAATTGGGCCATCGAAATCGTAGTAGTCGGTAAGGCTAAATCCGTTTTTTGTGTTGTTTGAATAAAACAGTCGACCTGGATTAATGGAATCCGACCCCCATACCAACAAGCGAGATTTGTAGTTGATAATGGAATCAATTGCTTGGCCTGCAAGAGTATTGTCAACGAGAATGTCGGAAGTCCCAAAAAAATCGTATCGGCGCACGTTTCCGGTCGTTCTGTCAACGTAATACAGGAACTGACCCGTGCCACCTTCTCGAGTGACTGTGCATTGTCCAACAACGTAGCCGGTTAGGGTTCTCGTATTGGTTGAGATGACGTATCCACCAGAAATTCCAATGTCGTGGAGGTGGGTGCTTCCGCCTCCAGCGTTGTTGTATGTTGTAACGAACCACGATCCGACGCCCGTTGTCCAGCCATACCAAATTCGGCCGCTGGTATAGCCTGCAGGAGGACTAAATGTGTGAACTTGTTGTGCAACGCCGGGGATAAGTTCGCCTTTTGGGTTGAGAACTGCGTTAGTGCCATACCAGGTGTTTTTGGGTAACGCCGCCGACTTGTTGCCCATGTAATGGCCGCCAGAGAAGTCGTCGTAAGTGATCGCGAACGATCCCATGTCAGCTCCAGCTGGCGTAGTCGGAGAGGCGGTCGAACTTGATGCGCTTCTTGATGGTGGCCCGGTTGTCGTCGTTCATGGTTCGCAACCAGTTGCCGTACTCTTGCAAGTAGAGGCTGGCTCGAGATTCGTCTTGGCGTCGGGCGGCACACAGGTACGCCCCGTAGCAGACAATGATGTAGTGGTAGACCGGCGGGAGGATTGGGGTGGCGGCGTCGCTCGAAAGTGCTGGTTCGGAGCGGAAGTAGTAGAACGTGCCAGGCAATGTGGCCGAGGGGATTGGGTTGATTTTGACGTAGTTGCCGTAGATGACCCAGCCGTAGTTGGTGTCGTCAGATAGCGGGTTGATGTAATCCTCAAACGGGATTTGCTGGACTGGCGCCGAGTTGATGATGAGTTGGTTGGCCCGCATAAAGTCGGATGGCAGCTGTGCTTGCCCATAGGTGGAGTCGAAGTTGAGGCTGGCTGTTGCGGCAAGCCACCACCAGTCTCGTTCGGCGCTGACACGGTTCAAAGCGTCATTGATGGACGTGTTGACGAATGCGTCTGTAATCAGAGCGTCGCCTGCTGATGGAATAGCGAGGCGGTCTTTGATGGCGGTGCGTAGTTCGGAGCGGTCCATTAGAGCACCTGCACGCTGTATGCCTGGGCTTGACTGGAAATCACTTTGACGAGGGGTGCGGAGCCGTCTCCTGGGATGGACAGTGTTTGACCGATGCCGAGGTGGTATGAGTCGTTGCCTGCGACGGCCGGGTCGGTGACGCCTTTGGTTGGGTCGCCGTAGGTGAAGTAGATCGAAGCGCCAGATGTTGTGCGGTTGGTCAGAAGGATGAACGAGGCTGGGGATGTGAAGGTGATGTTGTCCACCGTGTCCGGCGTCAGGGTGGCATGTTTGGCGACGTTGACGGTGTAGGAGGCCATTACTTGCCTTTCGAGTTCATGGAGTATTGGCGGCGGTTGCCGCCGTCCAGGTGGCCCAAATCTTTGATAAGCGCCCAGTGCATCTTGTCGGCCAGCTCGAGACGCTTTTCCTTTTCTTCGGTTTCGTGGGCGTCACGAATGGCCTTGTTCTTTTTCATCAGGTCTTCGTGCAGTTTCTTGCCTTTTTGCCAGTCACCTTCAATCAGTTTGGTGATGAGGGTGTGGTCGCATTTGTCGTGTGAACAGGCCACATACGGGTTGCCCATGACGTCGATCATCCACACCTCGAAGCGTCCGGCGAGCGGGTTGAACATGAGCGATGCTGACGGGTCGCCCCGCCATCCTGACTCGTCACCTTTTTGGATTCGGGTGGCGATGTCGTAGACATCCCATGACACTTCGGCCATGTTTGCCCCACCGTCAACGGTTCCCATCAGGTCTGCTGCGCGCATCATGCTCCCCATCATAGACATTGGGGCCGGTCACCCGAAGGCAACCGACCCCAACTGCCGTGTGTTGTTTTGACCGTCAGGTCAAGGATCAGATCGAAACTTCGGTCAGGTCCTTGATGACGAAGTGGGCGTTGCGCTGCTTGCAGGCGAGTTCGCCGTACGAGTAGAGCGTGGCCTCGTATGCGTCGAGGTCGGGCTTGCGGTTCATCACCGAGCCGTCGAGGTCCATGAACTGGAAGCCGTCGCCGACCTGGTGGTACACGAGCACCTCGGGGTTGATTCCGTACAGGCGGTTGTTCGGACAGTCGAAGTCGGCGTACAGCACGGTGGGCGACTCGTCACCCTTGCCGCTGACCGACGGGCTGTAGAACTGGATGCCTGCGTAGCCACCCTTGAGCTGTGTCTGCTCCATGTTGCGCTTCAGCGAGAGCAACAGGTTGCTGACTGCCAAGTGGACTCCTTCGGCCGACACCAACAGGCTGGGCTTCTTGCCCGAGTTGGTGAGAACCTTCATGATGGAGCCGGTGATGAGGGTTTCCGTCACTGCACGGTTGGTTCCGCTGTTTGAGTTGACGTACGCCTTCCACTTGGGCTGGCTCGACGGGTTGATCGTGTGAAGCACCGAAGCGTCATCCACGATGGTCTGGACACCGGTGAGTTCCACCTGACCGTCACCCGGCTGACCCGAGTTGTTGCTCGCTCCACCAGCTCCCGCACGGAAGATGAAGTGGCTCGAGGACGTGGTCACGGCGGCACCGGAGATGGTGACCGTCTTGGCTGACTCGTCCACAGCGGTCACGGTACGGGCCGACGCCACCGTGGTGGGGGCCGCAACGGTTCCGATGTCGACAACCATGCCACCGTCGAAGAACAACTGACGGAGAGCCGTCGAGCCGGTGGTGGTGGCGAGGACGACGGTCGTGGAGGACGAGGTCGTGCCACACTGGGCGATGACACCGTTGGAGGTGCCCCACAGCTGGCGGTTGACGTCCTTCATGGCGTCGCGCTTGATGCCTTCCATTTCGGCGTCGAGGGCGTCGATGAATGCTCCACGATCCGAAACAGCCTGACGGATGGTCGGGCCGCTCAGCTGGATGCGTCCGTAGACGTACCGAACCGGGACCGGAACCGTCGCGTAGGACTGGTTTCCTGCTGTCGGGAGAGTGCCATTCTCTGCGCGAGCGCCGACACCGGACGAACGTCCGAGGTGGACAGCGTGGCGGGCGATTCGGCCCTGGACGGTGTCCGTGCGAGTCTCGACCTGCGAGAGAAGAAAGTTGGCTTCGTTGAGGTTGTCCAGAAAGTCTTTGTAGTCGTCCTTCAGGATGGCATCAACGGTTGACAATGATGCTGCCATTGTTGGCTCCTTTTTAGGTGATTTGGATTGGTTTTCCGCTACCGCTGCTAATCGGAATCCACCGAGTTCGCATCGCCAAATCCATGGCTTTCTGGTTGCAATGGTTCGTGGCTATCCGGCCACTATTTTGTGCAGCTATCCGGCCGCACGCCATCATCATACACAACATGTTGTGTTGTGTGTGTTTCCCTGCGCGCGTAGGGGGGACACGCGCAGGGAAACGATCTACAGCCCGTTGGCTTCGAGTCGGGCGAGAGCTTTTTCTTTGGGTGACATTCCGGCGACCGGGTTGTTGACGGCGGGATAGCCGTTGCCGGACGGCGGCATGTTGTTCATTGTGCTAGCGGCCGTTGCCCGCTGGGTGGCAATGGCTTGTGCTTGAGCGAGCACCTGTTCCTCAACTTCACGGATTGCAGCGTTCAGGTCAAGATCGGGACGCTTTGATGCGGCAACGATGGCGGCGGTCGCCAACGGCGAGTCAGGCTGCCAGCCGTGCTGGACGAGGGTCTGCTCGATCTGCACTTCGTAGCCCTTCTGCACCTGCTGCATCTGGAACTGCTGAATGCGCTGTTCGACCATCTGCTCGACCTGTTGGGGGGTGAGTCCCTGCGATGCGCCTTCCACCTGGGCTTGCTGGGTGATAAGCGCTTCCTGGGCTGGCGTGATGTACGAATCGAACTTGTCTCCGGCAAGGGTGCGGGCGTTGTCGACCATCCATTTGACGGCCGCTTCGTTGTCGCCAGACGCAAAAGATCGGACAAAGTCCTGAATGGCGTTGGCGTCGTCGGGGTGAAGTCCTTGGAATGCCTGAGCGATTGGCTTATACCGTTCGCGCTCACGCTGGCGGTCTTGGACTTCGGCTTCCCATCGAGCCTTGTAGTCAACTGCTTCTGTAGGTTCGGCAGGTGCCTCACCAGCGGGAACGGAATCCACCATCCCCTCGGGGGCTGTGTCACTCATTGTTTCTCCTTATTGAACAGGCTGTCCCGCCTGGGGTTCGGGAACCATCGAGCCGGGGGGTTCGTTGGCTTGCGGCAGAGCTTCCGCTCCGGGCATCTGTTGCATGGCTGCGAGCTGGCGTTGTGCTTCTTCCATTGCGAGCGCTTCGTGCGCCTGGATATGCACGTCGATGGTCTGACGGATTTCGTCGGATGCCAGCTCGTATGCAGGCGATTTGCGTTCACGGTTGTGTTGGGCGATGTGCTTGGCATGGTCATCGAACATGGCGGGCATGACAGCGACGGCTTGCATAAGCAGGCCGTTTTCCCATTCAGCTTTGGAGATGTCCGGGTCGGTGGTTGCCAAGTAGCCCTTGGGGTCGGGCAGGTCAAGCATGCGGGCAATGGACAACGGATCAAGGTTGGCAAACGCCTGCGGGAACCTGTCGGCCAGGCTGGTGAGAATCGACTGGGTGGCGATCTTGGATCGGGGTGCTGTCGCATCCAACGGCACCTTGACGACCGGGTACGGGTCAATGTCTTCGGCCGACCAGGAGAACTGGA